CTAAAATTAACATCTAATGTAGTGGTAGGACTCGTAACGCCAATTCCGACGCTGCCATCGTTTTTGATGGTCATGCGGGGGGTCGGGCTGCTCGCTCCGTCGGCGGTTGTAGAGAACACTAATCTGCCCGGCATATCGTCAGCGCCGGGAGTGCCGTCTACTTCGGCGCGAATTAACGCTGCACGAACGAACTTTGTTCCATCAGCACCGTTAAATGTTAAGGCACCGATTGTGCTGTTATTTGAAAGCGCAGCATAATCAGCAGAACTGTTTTGACGACAAAGCGCAATGTCTGCAGTCCTATTATTAACTGTATTTGACGAGCTGATTACAGCAAGTCCGCCATACGCGAGGTTATTATCTACAACTTTAATCTGTTGACCTTGCGACCATGCGCCACCAAAGTTGCTGTCTGGAACCGTATACCAACTAGACGTGCCAACTAACAACCTGCCGAAGCTGTCGATGCGGGCTGACTCCGAAGGAAGTCCCGTGCCGGCTGTGCCTTGGTTTCCAAAAACAATGTCGCTCTTGGATGATAGATTTCCTCCACCATCAACACGAGTAAACCAAATTCCTGCTGAATAAGCAGGGTCGCTAACATCCCTAAAAGTATCAACAAAAATGCCGCCGGCAATATTGCCATTCAGTGTTGTGTTCCTGTTGCTGAGGACGATGGATGCAGAATTGCCAGGCGCAGTTGAGTTTGCATCCTTACGCAAATGCAATAAAGCGCTAGCTAAAGTAGTGCCAATTCCGACGTTGCCTGAGGAGTCAATAACAATGCGATTAGCATTTGCATTGTTATCGAAAACAAAACACTTATTTTCGTCCCCTTTGGCGTATAGAACATAATTAGACGCACCTGCGTTAAGTTGCAGGCTGCTTTGGTCTGCAGCAGATGTGCCGCTGTTTGTAAGCCGTAAACGGTTTGTGCCAGATGATGCTGCGATGTCAACTTTATAGCTAGGCGTAGAAGTCCCCAGACCTAGTTTCCCGTCCGATGTGATGCGGAGGCGTTCTTGTCCGTTCGTCTGAAAAGCGAGATCATGGTTGGTTGCCGTTCCCCAATAGCCAACTGATCCAGCTTCGGTGATCCTGTTGACAACGTTGGTGACCTGGCTGGCAAATGTGCCCCTAACACCCAGAGCCTCGCCGTATCCGAGCGATGAGCCTACATTTACATTCCCACTCGCATCAACAAACAACCGCCCAGTGCCACCAGTCGAGATGGCTACGTTGTTGCTAGAGGGTAGATAAACCCCGTTTGTAGGCACGCTGCTCCCACTCGGGATTAAAGCCGCAGCCGTTAAATTGCCAGGAATCGTGACCGCACCAGTAGCCGAAATCTCAAGGCGTTTCGTCCCGCCAGTTGAAATAGCAATCTGGTCTGCACCAGGGCGGTAAATACCAGTATTTGCGTCCCCATCGAAAGCAATGCTTGGAGCAACTTCTGACCCCGTGCCAGCGTTCTCCATCAAGTCAGCAATGCTGACCTTCTTCGTCTCGTCGGTAACTACATCGACGATGGGCAGTACATCAGTGCTAGCGGGATCTGTATAAGCGTTCAGATCCGTAATCTTGACGTTGGCCATCGAAGCTGCTCCGGTATTGGAATTTTAGTTGTGGCTTAGGTCTTGATACAAGCCAGCAATGCCACGTTGACCGGACGGGTCTCAGTGCCAAACCGTCCTACCTGACCAGCGTTTGTCGTCTTGGTCGCATCCGTAGTACCGGTGGTATCACCAATTTGGGACAGGCCAGCGCTAGTGCTAGTGGTGTAGGCAACCGTGTGAGTGTGCTGCTGCAGCTGGTCGGTCTGGTTTGAACCGAAACTACGCCCGCTGTCTACATCCGAGGTAACCGACTGGTCGTTAGCGCCGCTGTTCCAACCCCGAACAAACTGACCACGGAGGTCAGGCAGCGCAAAGGTTGAACTGCCATCACCGGCACCAAATGCCGTGCCGATTGCAGAAAACAAAGTTGCGTAAGTTGTTCGGCTTACAACGCTGCCGTCACAAACCAAATATCCAGTTGGCGCAGTCTGCCGAGCGGAGTAAATGACCGTACCAGCAGGGGTTGGGTCACTGACGTCAACTGCAGCAACTTGATCGTCAACGTATTTCTTGGTAGCCGCCTGCAGGTTTGCGGTCGGAGCTGCATCTAGGGTCAGCGTCCCAGTCAGGGTGCCACCGGAAAGCGGTAGATAGGTGCTGGCTGCGGTCGTAATCTGCAAATACCGCGCATCACCTGCGGTTTGCGTAATACCAAGCGGGTCAACGCGAACAAAACTTGACCCATCAAACACCTTTAGTTCATTTGGTGTCTGGCTGGTATTAAGCCACAATTGACCTTCTGTTGGGCTGCTCGGCTGAGTGTCGTTGGGGTTGGTAATAACTGCCGAACTAGGCAGGAAACTGACCAGCGAAAAACCGGCGCCGTTATAGATCTTCAGCTCAGGCGGGTTGTTTGAGGTATCAACCCAAAGCTGACCGTTGGCAGGAGATGACGGAACATCTGAGCCACGGGTGGTTCCAAGTTGAACCATCGCCAAGCCCAGGTTTTCGCCTGTGATTCGCTTGGTCTCCGTGGCACTGACATCAGCGAACACCAGCAGGTCATTTTCAACCAGCGTGTCCGCTGCGTTTAGCTGGGATATGCGACGGTCAGCCATTAGTAGCCCACAACGACGAGGTCAACAGTTCCGGCAACCGCAGTGCCCGATGAGTTCCTGCATTCCACTGTAATTGAAGTGGTGGATTTGGATAGGACCACTGCCGTTACCGCTGATGTGTTTTGGAGCGTCACCTGAACGCTGGTGATTGCACGGAACGTTTTAGTCAGGCTGATTGCCGAACCACCAGAGCTGCCACTGATGGATGCATCGTTGATTGTCTCGATGACATCGGGGTAGTCCAGCTCCGCAATCAATTCGGTGATCTTGCCAGGGGTGATGCCATCAAGGGATTTGAACGTGGTCTGCACTCGATAGACGTCACCCAATAACCGTTCATAGGGTGCATAGGGGTGGACAATGCCGCCCTCAGCCAGTTGCGTGTCGGTGTAGTAGCGCTGCTCGCCCAAGATGCCGTCAGCAGATTGCTCTAGCAAAATCTTGTCGTCGTTGTTGGTGCCATCAGGCTCCTGGACTAAAACAAGGTCGGCGCCAGTCAAGGCAACCAGTTTGTGCTGATACGTTGCCGTGGCGGTCGTTGTCAGCAGCAGATTGCTTTCTGACTCATTGTTATCAAAGTTCCAATTGAAAATGCTGTCTTTGCCTGCATCGGTCTGAACTAGGTCGCCATTGCCATCGACCTCACAGTTGATGTAATTGCCTGTCCAAGTGTCAGTACCACCTTGGTCGCGGGCATCAATGGTCGCAACAGCATTGCTAAGTGGTGGCGCACCAATGTTGACCAACACAAAGGCAGGAAGGTCTGAACGCCATTGGGTAGCGTCAACCGCCTTCACCATCACAACCCAGCTGTCGGTATCAAACAAACTGGTTTCAAACCATTGTTGATTTGCGTTCTGACCGCCAGATGCAAGTTCAATACCAGCGCCCCAGCTGGCAGACAAGTTCAGGCGAGTAGCCAGAGCTGCTGGACCAGAAACGTTATATACGCCAGTGGCAGTGCCGGTCAGATTGATGGCAGCACCACCGGGGGTTGATGCAACTTTGAACTCAACGCTGTTGAACCCATCCGCTGCGACGTAGTAAGTCGTCCCGGCTGTAATGCCAGTGGGCAGAGTTCCTGAACTAGCAGCAAAAACAATCTCTTCGCCAACGGTCAGCAGGTGCTGGTTGGTTTTGATGCCATTAACCGTTGAGGTCTTAACAGTGATGATGTCAGTGGCAACATCAAACTCAACGATGTTGGTAGAAAGCTCGCCTTGCTTGTAGCGAACTTCATAGCCAACAATATCGCTGACAACCTTTTGGTCCCAGCTGCCGTACTCACTCAGCGGCAGTTGCCAGCTGAAGCGCTTGACCGTGCGGTTGACGTTCTCAACAACGCTGAAATTACTTGGAGTGGGAGGTGCAATCTCGCCACGCTCCACCACGTCATAGATGTAATCGTCAGGCTCTTCACCGTAAATTGCGCTAGTGAAGCTGACGCGGATGTCATAGGTATCAGGCGCGTGGAACGCGATGGTGTAATAGCCCGTTAGCGGGACATCAGCCAAGAAATACCAGCCATCGTTGTTAGGAGTCTTGACCCCAGGAATTTCGCCACCCTTTAGGTTGCGTGGTTTTGCCCAACAGCGGTAACCCGTAATACGGGGCAGGATTGGGCACGTTCCAGGGTCAATAATGATTAACTGCGTGCCATCGGGTTGGTTGGCGTGAGTGCTGGTTGCGTTGTATTCAGGGTCGCTGATATCTGGAATTGGCGCAAAGTTGACAACATCAACGGCCGTAAATTCACTTTGACGACTGAGGCGGTCAAACGTTGCCGCACGGAACTGATATGTGGCAGCCCCATAGACAAAATCAGGCAAGCTGATTGATGCGCTAGTGACTGCTGTTATTTCGGCTTCATTCCATTGCGCTGCTGTTGACTCACGCCATTGATAGCGATATCCACGGATCAGCAGGTCGTCTGCTCCATTTCGCTGCGGGGCTTGCCAATCAGCCCTGATTTGGACACGCCCATTGTTGTATACAAGATTGGCGCTCAAATTAACGACAGCCTGTGGCGCCTCAAGCGTGAAACGGTCTTTGGGAATCGCAATCGGCAGGTCGTTATCGGCATAGCCA